CCATGGCGCGGGTGATCGAGACGCTGCTGCGCGACGCCTTTGACGAGGAATTTCTCAGGCGTTCGCGCGGCGCGACGCATCTTGCCGCCGCGCTGGAGGCCGAGACGCCAAAGACCGGGACGCCAGAGACCGGGACGCCAGAGGCCGGGACCATGGAGGCCGCGCGATGAGGCCGCCCGCCGACGTGGTGCTGGCGCTGACCGCGCTGGTGATCGCCGCGACCGTGGCCTGGTGGGCCGTGTCGGCGCTGCTGTCGCCGCAGGCGGCCGATCTGTTGATCGAAGGCTGGGCGGGACCGGCGCCGATGGCGCCGGATGATCCATACAGAGCAACAGACGACACATACAGAGAGGAAGGGAGCACGCGATGAGCAAGGCGAAGAAGCTGGCGCCGAGCGCGCCGGTGCCGCAGACCGACGCGCTGGCGGCGGCGCAGCTGGCGGAGCTGGGCGATCTGATGCGGGCGCGCGAAGCGGCGCGGGCGCGGGCCGAGACCGAGATCGCAGCGCTGCAGGCGGCGGTCGCGGCGGAGGACGCGCCGCTGGCCGAGCGCGCGTCGGCGCTGACCGAGGGCCTGCGGATCTGGGCCGAGGCGCACCGCGCGCGGCTGACCCGCGACGGCGCCACCAAGACCGTGAAGCTTCAGACCGGCGTGGTGCAGTGGCGCAACCTGCCGCCGAAGGTGGTGGTGGCGCGCGGCCAGAAGGAGGCGGTGATCGCGGCGCTTGAGGCGGCGGGGCTGGAGGCGTTCCTGCGCCGCAAGGTCGATCTCAACAAGGAGGCCATTCTGGAGGCGCCGTTCGCGGCGGTCGCGGCGGCGCCGGGGCTGGAGGTGGCGTCGGGCGGCGAGGAGTTCATCGCCGCGCCCGACCGGATGGAGGCGGCGTCGTGAGCGGCTGCCTGGAGCCGGAGCAGGCCGCCGGGCACGTCCAGCCGCGCCACGTGATCGCGGCGGCGGCGCTGCGCTGCGGCTGCGCGCCCGCGATGCTGACCGGGCGCACGCGGCGCGCCCGCGCGGTGCGGGCGCGCTGGGTGGCGATGGCGCTGATGCACGGACGGCTGGGGATGAGCAGCGTCGCCATCGGCCGGGCGCTGGGCGGGCGCGACCACAGCACGGTGCTGCACGGGCTGGACCAGGTGGCGGGGCTGAAGGATGCGTCGCTGACGCTGGAGCAGGCGTGGAGCCATGCGGCGGCGCTGGCGCTGCGCGAGGCGCTGTGCGCCGCGCGGGAGTATGCGCGGGAGGTCGCGCTGGAGGCCGCGCGGCGGCCGGAGGCGGCGTCGTGACCGCGCGCGGGGCGACCGCCGCGCCGGATGCGGCGCCGGGCGCGGATCGGATCGCCGCGCTGCGCCGCGCGCTGCTGATCCAGGCGCAGGTCGGCCGCAAGGCGCTGGCGATCGACGAGGACGACTGGCGCGCGCTGCTGGAGCGGGTGACCGGCCAGCGCTCGACCCGCGTTCTGGACGACCGTCAGCTGCGCGCCGTCGGCGCGGCGCTGGAGCGGCTGGGCTATGTGCCGCAGGCGCATGGCGGCGGCGGGCGCTGGCGCCCGGTCGCCAAACACGCCCACCAGCGCAAGGTCTATGCGCTGTGGGGGGCGCTGAAGCGCGCGGGGGTGTGGAAGGTCTCCGACGTCGCCAGTCTGGCCGCGTTCTGCCGCAGGGTCGCGCAGGTCGATGGCGTCGAGTGGCTGAACCCGCACCAGGCGACCAAGGTGATCGAGGGCCTGCGCGCCATGGCGGCGCGGGCGGGCGTGGAGCTGGAGCAATGACCCGCCCGCCGGTCACCGACCGCGCCGTGGTCGAGTATCTGGCGCAGGTCTGGGGCGTGGACGTGGCGGGCCTGCGCCGCCGCATCGCGCGCGAGGCGCAGGCCGGGCTGTCGGGGGCCGGGCTGGCGCAGGGCGCGGTGGCGGTCAACCGGGGCCGCGCCAAGTTCGTGATCCACGCCGCGACGGTGGTGGCGGTGGCGCACCGCGCCGCGCTGCCGACGCCTGATCGGTCAGGGGCGGGCAAGGCGCGCCGCGACGCATGACCACGGATCGCCCATACGATCCCACACAGGAGGATCGCCCATACGATCCGGCCGATTTTCCGGGCGTGCTGGGCGAGATCGCCGCCGTGATCGGCCCGGCGATGGCGGCGCGCGTCGCCGAGCATCTGGGCGGTCAATACGTCTGGCTGGCGGCGCGGCCGACGCCGTCGAACCCGCTGCTGCGGGTGATCGGCCGCACGCGCGCCGAGGCGGTGGCCGCCGCGCTGGGGCCGAACCAGAAGCTGGTGATCCCCTGCGGCGGGTTTCGCGGCGCGCCGGGGCGGCGGCGGCGCATCGCCGCGCTGCTGGCGCAGGGCTGGCCGCACAACGCCATCGCCCAGGAGGTGCGCTGCCACGTCCGCACCGTCGAGCGCGTGGCGGCCGAGACGGGCGGCGCCGACGACACGGCGCAGCCGTCGCTTTTCGATTGATCGGCGGCCGAAACCCCGCCAGTCTGCCGCGATCCCCCCCTCCGAAAGCCACGCCCCGACAGGTGTCGGGCTGCCGCGCCCGCGCGCCGGGGGCCATGGTGGCCGCGTGCTTTTGCAGGGGCGCACGATCATGAGGCCATCCGCCACCACAGACAGCTTGCGCGTCGCCCACCCGGCGCCGTCGCCCGAGGCGCTGCGGCTGCTGGACGGCGACGTGGAGCGCGCGGCGGCGGGCGCGCGGGTTGCGCCGCACCTGGTCTGGGCGGTCGCCGACGTCGAGGCGCCGGGCGGCGGCTATCTGGCCGACGGGCGGCTGAAGATCCTGTTCGAGGCGCACTGGTTCGACCGGCTGACGGACGGGCGGTTTCGCGCCGCGCATCCCGCGCTGTCGGCGCCGCGCTGGGACCGGCGGCTTTATTGGGGCGGCGCGGCGGAATACGCGCGGCTGGGCCGGGCGCGGGCGCTGGACGACACGGCGGCGCTGAAGGCGACCAGCTGGGGCGCGGGGCAGACCTTGGGCGTCAACCACGCCCGCGCCGGATACCCGGACGTGCGGGCGATGATCGAGGCGTTCGCGGCCGATCCGGCGGCGCAGGTGGCGGCGATCCTGGCGTTCCTGCGCAGCGCCCGCGCGCTGAAGGCGCTGCGCGAGCACCGGTTCAAAGCGGTGGCGCGGGCCTACAACGGCCCCGGCTATGCGCGCCACGGCTGGCACCTGCGGCTGTCGGCGGCGGCGGCGGCGCGCGCCGGGCTGGACTGGCTGGCGCCGGGCGCGGCGGGCGACCGGGTGGCGGAGCTTCAGGAGCATCTGGCGGCGGCGGGGTTTTCGCCCGGCGCGGCGGACGGGGCCTTCGGGCCGAAATCGGCGGCGGCGCTGCTGGCCTGGCAGGCGGCGACCGGCCTGCCGCATCCTTTCTGGTGAACGGAGACGGACGATGGACGGTGTGAAAAAGTGGTATGCGTCGCGCGGCGTGCTCGGTTCGCTGGCGACGATGGCGCTGGGGCTGGCCAGCGCGTTCGGCCTGATCGGCGAGAGCGACGCACAGGCGATCCAGAGCCAGGCGAGCGATCTGCTGGTCGGTCTGGGCACGCTGGTCGCAGGCGCGGTCAGCCTGTGGGGGCGCATCGCCGCCTCGCGCAAGCTGGCTCTGTGAGCCGGTGAGCTTCGGCGACATTCTCGGGCTGCTGCGGCTGTCGTCGGAGACCTCGGTCGCGCTGGTCGCGCTGCTGCTGGGGCTGGCGTTCTGGCGCTGGCAGGCGCGGCTGGACGCGGGCGAGGACGACGCGCGGCTGAGCCGCCACGCCCAGACCTCCGCCGAGATGGCCGAACTGCGCAAGCGCATCGAGGCGCTGTCGCAGCGGGTGCAGAACTCCGCGACCAAGGAGGACCTGCGCCATGTCGAGAACGACCTGCGCGCGCTGCAGTCGGACGTGCGCGCCAACTGGACCGAGCTGAAGGGCGCGCTGGCGGTGGTGCAGTCGCAGCTCGACGGTCAGCGCGACATCCTGATGCGGATCGACGCCTACCTGCTGGAGCGCGACAAATGAGCGCCTATGACGTGATGATCCTGCAAAGCCGCCGCCTGACCATCCTGCGCGCGCTGGCGGAGCAGCCTTCGGGCGCGATGAACGAGCGCGACCTGCTCGATCACCTCGACCTGTTCGGCCACCGGGTGGCGCGCGCCGACGTGCGCGACCTGCTGGACTGGCTGGAGGCGGCGGGCGCGGTGCGCCTGAGCCGCCCGGTCGAGACGCTGGTGGTGGCGGAGATCACCCGGCGCGGGCAGGATCATATCGAGCGCCGCGCGCTGATCGAGGGCGTCGCCGCCCCGTCGCGGGCCTAGCGCCGATGGCGCGCCGATCTGGCAGAGGCCGTCTCAGCAGCGTCGAGATGCTGCCGGAGCACGCCGAGGCGGCGGTGGCGCGGGCGCTGGGTCAGCTGGCCGAGCGCCAGCTGACCCAGGTGGAGATCCTGAGCGCGCTGAACGCCGAGCTGGCGGCGCTCGATCCGCCGGTGGGCGCGATCTCGGCCAGCGCGTTCAACCGCTTTTCCCTGCGGTTCTCGGCGCAGGCGCGGCGGCTGCGCGAGGCGCGCGAGGCGGCGGCGGCGATCGCCGAGCGGATGGAGGACATGCCGGAGGGCGATGTCGGCCTGATGGTCGGCGAGACGATCAAGGCGCTGCTCAACGACCTGATGCTCGACCGGGTGGTGGACGGCGGCAGCCTGTCGATGGCCGACCTGCGCGCAGCGGCGGAGACGGTGCAGCGGCTGGAGAGCGCGCGCAAGACCAGCCACGACGTGCAGGCCCGCGCCCGCGACCACGTGATGCGCCGCGCCGCGCAGGCGGTGGAGACGGCGGTGGCGGAGGGGCGGATCGAGCCGGAGGCGGCGCGCCGCGCCCGCGAGATCATGGGGTTCGCCTGATGGAGATGGCGGCGGTCCTGCTCAAGCTGGCGCTCGGCGAAGCGGCGCTTGGCTGGGCGATGTTTTTCAGGTCACAGGCGCGCGGCCTGGCGCCGGAAAGGCGCGTCCGCGCGTCGCTTGCGGCGCAGGATTTCATGGCGTTGGGCTGGGTCAGTCTCGCCGCCGGGCTGGCGGCGCTGGCGCCGGTGGTCGCTGCGGCATGACCGAGCCGCTCGCCCCGGTGATCGCCTTCCTGCCCTATCAGCGGGCGTGGATCGACGACGCCAGCCGCTTCAAGATCGGCATGTTCGCGCGCCAGACCGGCAAGACCTTCTCGACCGGCGCTGAGGCGGTGGACGACTGCATCCAGGCCGAGATCGCGGGCAGGCGCGCGCGCTGGGTGATCCTGAGCCGGGGCGAGCGGCAGGCCGGC